GTTTGTTGTTATTATGTTGTCTGTTATAGTAGAAATTGAACCTATAATTTTTGTGCTTCCGTCATTGAAATACAGAACATCCGACTCTGATATTTGGTTTGGTATGTTGTCTGTAAATCTATAGCGATTAGCAGTAGGTATTTCTTGCAAATTACCTAATCCTTGTATAGATAATTCATTAAAATTTAAAGTATCTGAACTTAATCTTCTAATGTAAGCATGTTTAAATCCTTCTTTGTCTAAGAACTTACCTGCAGGCACAACACCACTTTCTAAGTCTGTATCTACTGTTGCTGTCCAATTAGAGCTGTTAGTCTCTAACTTTAAATTTTTAAATATTTTTATATCAGATGGGCCTTCATTTACTGCAAACTCTACATAGCAACCATATTTTTGATTGTAGAAACTTGTTCTTGCTCCATCATCATGTATGTATAGGTTACCTTCACTAAAAGTGTAAAACCTATTACCTAATCTTGTCATCCAGTCAGGCTCATAAGAATGGAATGAAGTCCAGCCGTTATTTAATTCGTCAAATGTTATTGTTGTTGCCATTATCCATCATCTTTTATGACAGGCCATGTGCTCCCTGCAGGAGTATAGCCCATGTCGTTTAACATTTTTGTAACCCAATACAGATAATAGTATTCCCACTTATCAAATCTATCTGTTGTACTGCCTGGTTTGAAAGGAGCTTGACTATCATCTATACTTCCTCCAGTTTTAATTGTATCTTCAATATCAAACTCTACTCTTAAAACATTTTGAGAAAATTCAGATGACAAGCCGTTTGTTCCTGAATAATTTCCATCTCCGTTAGAAACAGCTTGTAAAAATAGTTTAAAATCATTATCTCCATCGACTTGAAAAACACCACCCCTATAATAATTAGAGTTACCAGCATTTTTAGTTGATATAAAATCCTTAAACCCTCCTGTGGGTGGATTCCCAGTTCCTATAACGTCAGTTTCGTAAGTCGTCGTTCTAGCTTCAGAATCAGTGAAACTGGTGTCATGGTAACCATTCTCTGCTTCATCCTGAAAGACTAACACTATAACATTTTCTGCATCAGAAGGAAAATTTCCTGCACCTAGCGCTTCTGGTCCTCTTAACGCTTGAAACGTTCTCTCTCTTTGAACAGGAGTGCCCCCTAAATGGTTTGTATTACTAACTGTTACATGTGAGTCATACTCTGTAGAGCCATTGTCTGATGACCCAGGCGCATATATATTTTGTATCTCTGCTTTTAAAGAGTTTGAAGCCATTGCATTCAAAGCGTCTCCTGTATCGTTCATAGAACCAGATGAGTCAAAATAGAAATATATATAAGTATCAACTGTTAAAGCTAAAGCTTGTGTCGAAACAGTACCCACTGCTTTACATGCCCCATCTCTAGTAACCTCATAGATAAACGAATCATTTAAAGTTGTTCCTTCATTGTGCTGATATGTTATTGTGTTGTCAGAATTAACTGTTGCTGTTCCTGAAGTAGGAGGTGTTTGAATAGTCAAAGTAAATGGAGAGGGTACTGTGTCGTTTTGTAAGACATCAATAACCACACTACCTCCGTTTGTAATTCCTGTTATAGTATCAGGAACTATATTAGGAAGTGCATCCACATAGTTGTAAACTATATATAAGTTATCTGCAGGTGACGATATATCAAAATCAAAGGTTATTTTATTTACTTCATTGTCTGAATCAGATTCGCTTGTGTCTATATCAGGGTAGGTTGCTAAAGCTTTTATTTGGTCTACAGTTAGTCCGCTTGCTGGGCTTATTAAATAACCTAAACTATTACATATATTAAAATCTCCTGTGTGATAGTTTAATTGTTTTACTGAACGGACAGTTATTACGTCTCCGTCTGCAGGAACATAAGTGCTTCCCACATCACCAGTAAATGATTGGTTTCTTGTAAGACCACTTGCTAAAAAAACATCATCTTCAGACCAATGTGCATTTGTTCCTACTTGATATTTGTTTTGTATCGTTTGATTCGCCTCATCTGTATCGTTGATAACAATCTGCGTTACTTTTCTTTGTGCTGCTACAGGACAACCAAGTGTTATATCACCTGTTGAAGTTGCACCTGAAGTTACTGTTACTGTAGCAGTTGGATGTGTTGAAAGAGCACTTGATGTTACAGGAAAACTAATAGAGCCTGCATTCGCTACAAATCCACTTGTACTTGGATATGTTATACCATAATAATCAACTTTTACAGTCCACATCATGGCGCTATTAGACTGAAAGTTATTCCATGAAACAGTAGCTGTTCCTGGCGTTGTTCCTAACTTATAAACAAAACTGTATGTGGTTCCAGATTCTATTGTTTTTGTAACGATGGAGCCGCAATCATACACTAAAGCTTCGGCAGGCTTATCATCTGTGTTCATAGACAACACATATTGATGGTGTTTTGGGTCAAACCCACCTACATTATAAGCGTCTTTATACTGCCATAGAGTGTTTTTAAAATATGATTTCATTCCATAATATGATATTGGTGTAATACCATCATTACCAAGTCTTAAAACAGTTCCTCTGTTTGCATCTGTAAAGTACATTCTACCTGCGTAAAAAGCAAAACTTTCTGGATTTTCAGAAATACCATATTCACCAGAAAAAGGAACTTCCTGTCCCAAAACAGATTCAATTTTTGTTAAAGATGCGCTTCCGTCAGCTGAATGTAAAAGTGATTTTCCAAATAAAACTTTTGACACCCTGTCCTCTTGAAATATTATTAAATCCTGCTCACGTGAAAATATTTTTTGAACACTACCGTAGCTTTGGTCTAAATTTTTTCTAATACCTCTTGATGCATTAAACTCATTGAGCGCATTGTAAGAACTCATTTGGTTTATAGTAGAAGAGTGAATTAATGTAGTTTCTAGTTTTCTTCTTTTATACCCTTCTAATAAAGCTATATTTGGCCTCAAATCTAAATCTAAAAATGGAGAGTTTCTCTCATCTCTAATCTGAATACTTTCAACTCCATTTCCAAAAACAAAACAGTTACCTGTTGATAGTGTAAGTTTTGCATCTTGCGACGATGTTTGATTTTGTTTATTTCCTAAATGGAATCCACCTGCTATTTCAAAACACTCTTCTGTTTCGTAAAAAATTTCTGATTCATTATCGTCTGGGTCTGTTTCAAAAACAATAATACCATTTACTAGTATTAATGATATATTAAATTCGCCCCAACCTCTTTCTAGTTTTCTTGTAAACTCTGTGCTTTTAACATTAACAGTATGTCTTATACCATTACCGTTGCTGTTCGTCGCGCCTTCTGTTCCAAATTGCAAATGAAACTGATTATCAGGGTCTGCATAATATGTTTGGACAACTCCATCAATTTCAGGCTTTTCCCATGCTGTTTCAGCTATTAAAAACTTTTCAAAACCAGACATAGTGTCGTCACCTACGTAAGAGTCGCCTGAAACAAATTCTTCATTATAGTATCTTCCATCATCTCCATCAGAGTCTGCTCCTTCCCATGCTTCAAACGCAATTTTAATTCTACTACCTATACCTATGGTAAGGTGGTTATATACTGTGCTGCCACCAGAATCTCCTTTTACTTGCGCTAATCCAAACTCATTATCTACAGGAAGAGTCCGATTTACATGCCCTCTACATGAATTGCTCAAGCCCCAAGGAACATGGTCAGAACCATTGTATTCTGCAAAATTATTAGGGTCAAAATCCATTTTAAATCCAACTGGTTTTATTTTCATAAATACACCAGGTATTTCTTTTATTGGATTATCTGCTGCATCTCTATTGCCTTCTATCCAACCCTCATCTGGGTCGTCATTATCAAACCTCTTAACCTCTTCATCCATTTTTGTTTTAGTAGCAACTTCTAAAACCTTAACTTTTACCTCTCTATTTAGATGACCATTGTCATCAGATTTGACTAAAAGATTAGTGCCTTCTTCAACTTTACCTATATTGTTACCAGTTAACAAAATCCACCTATACAGCCCATCCTCATAAAATATTGTACTGTATAAGGTGAAGTGTAGTTTTTTAGTCATTTTTATAAAAAACTTATACCTATCTGCCCAGTATGGTGGCTTATGTTTTACAGTAATCTCTGCTTGATTTAAATCAATAGAGTTTTCTACTGGTATAAAAATTTCAGGCGAATTGTTTCCTTCTTTCACTACAGAAGGTAAAACCGTACTATATCTTCCGTATTCATCTAAATATACAAGTCCAAATTCATAAGAACGATTACTTTTTAAAGAAAGCGTGTTAGAGGATTCTCTAAGTGTAAACACAGAGTCATCTGTAAATTTAAATTGCTCTTCTTTTGTAGAAGTATCGCCATCTGCTGTTGAAGAGTCAGAAGGGGTGTTGTCAATCGTATAGGTTATCTTTGGAGCTTTTATTGTAATACTTGTCGATGTACTACTAGCTAAAGTAAAACTCCCATATTGTGTGGTTACACTGTTTGGCGGAGGTGTAGTATTTACCAAAGAAGCGAAATTGTTTGAGAGTGCAGATAAAAGTTGTTGTAAATCTGCGCTATCATCAAACGCTGCTGCATTTGCATAAGTTTCCGTAAGCTTTACGGCGTTATCAAGCTCTGCTGTTCCGTTAAAGTGTGATGGGTCTGTAGATGTGTCTTCATCGGATTCTAGGTCTGCTCCAACGTATAAGTAATAATTTTTTTCTAATTCAACATTAGTTAAATCCAAAGTCATTTCAGTTTTATCAGAACTGAAGGTTACTGTTCCTATATTACCTTCAAATGTTGTAGATTTTTTTTCTGCAAAATAATTGGTAGCTATGAAGTCAGCATCACTCTCATTTTCTTTTAAGTCATACTGTGTTGTTATGTTTCCAAAAACAATTCTGTTTTCAATAAACTCTTGTGCTTTTGCCGTGAGAGGTACGTCATCAAATATTCTAGATATTTCATCATCTGGCAATGCTTTATATATTTTCTTGTTACTAAAAACTATGCTTTTCTCTATCTCATCTATAAAGCCACTTTCTTTTTTATTTAAAGTTTCAGCTATGAAACAAGTAGGGTTCTGGGTCATTTTAAAAACAATCTGAATGTCAGTCACCCTTTTATCTCCAGTATTGAATTTGATTTGATATGAATTAAATATATTGACCATAGCTTTATTTTCCATGGTCGCATAATCAAAATCAAAATCACCTGGCGTAAATTGATAATTAGAAAAAGATGATAACGCAGAGTACTCGCCATCTAAATATTTATACCTATACGCAAATGCAAAAAAGTTTTCTTTAACTGAATTTTCAAAAGCTGTAGGTGTGTTAAAAGGTGTAACAAGTGGAGCAAAACGTGGAGGTTTCTTGTATAGACTTATATCGTCTTCCACAAAGTTGTTTTCTCCAAAAGTTTTTGCTCTTGTGATATTTACACTTCTAGGTGGATTTAATCCGTCTGTAAAAAGCAACAGCTTCTTGCTATCATATGTGTTTAAAATAATGTTAGCTCCTGTTATTTTATAATCCTTATTAAAGTTTAAAACTTGTTTTGAAGGCTCTCTTGTGTCTCTTAATACAGTTGCTGTAACTGTATTTTTTGCATCATATTCATATATAAATGAATGCCCTAAAGAGTTTACAACAAACCAATATATTTTTTCATTAGCTTCATCATTTACAGAGCCTATTGTTATAGGATTGTTAGATGTCTGATTGAATGTAAGTTGTTTATTTCCTAACGTGTTTTCAATTGCTCCAGCGTCTGACCCCTCTGTGTTAAGCACACGTATGTTAAGGGCGTCTGTATATCCACCTTTTGGAACAAGCCTTTCATCAAGGTCTTTGTTCATTTTACCGTTAGAAAAATTGTTGTTTATTTTCATGTTACTTTATCCACTTATCTCTACCTCTTAAACTCTGTGTAAGCTCTCCTAGCTTTATAGAGTTAAGTCTAATTTTAGCATTTCTCAAAGATGCGGAAGCTTGTTTTTGAGCTCTCCTAACTATAAATTCTTGAACACCAAATTTAGATTTTAAGACGCAGGATTGCAGATAATCATACATAAAATTTTCGGCAAGCTTGTGTACTTTTATTTCATTATCGGCAGCAGAATATAATCCATCCGAAACATACTCAATAATTATATTTTTATCTTTTAGGTCTGAACTAAAAAGTATATATCCTTGATTCTTGTCTATCAGATAACTACCATTAGCATTGCCAGATGCAGTATCTAAACCAAATCTTTTACCAAGCAGGTTTGTGTCAGGTTTACTAACATTATCTCCTGTTTGTTCTCTCCAGTTAGTTTCAATGACTGGAGTACCTTGTAACGCTTGATTGTTAGAATCAATTAATAAGTTTTTTTCAACATCATTATCTTGTAGGTATGATTTAGTGATTTTTGAGTTATAGTTTTGTGGTATCATGTGAGTTAAACCATCGTCTCCTACATATGATATTTTCACTAAACTTACAAAGTCATGAGGTAAGTGCATTTTTAGTGTTTGAGGAATCTCTGCCTCAAATCCAACTATTTCTCTTAAAGCATCATAATGAAGCTCTTGTATACCTCTTTTTGCATGAAAAACAATTTCGTTTCTATCAACTTTATTAATCACTTTATCATCTCCAACATATGATATTAGAAAATTATTTATGATGTCATCTAGCAATAAATATTGATATGTACCCCAATTTTCAAATGCTGGGTTATTACCATTATTTTGGTAGTATTCTCTTTGTGTAATATTTACTCCTACTTTTGGCATAATTATCTACTTTCTTTTTGAAATTGTTGGCTTTCTAAATCTTTTGCTGCTTTTGCAATATCTACATCTCTAATACTCAATCCAGCTAAAGTACATATTTTGTATACCAATTCTGTTTCATCAGATGCTGGTATTTCAAATTGTGTACTAGTGCTTGAGTTGTAAACAGGGTCAGAATCAACAGTAGTATATCCCCAATGAGGGTCAACTGGCTTTCTAATATAATTCATAACAAGTGGTATTTCTGTACCTTGCGGTGTAGCATCTGTATACGAAATACTAGTTGGTCTAGCAAAAATGTTTAAACCCTCTCTTTTATATATTGGATATGTTAAAGAGGGAGGTGTAAGATTGCTGTTCACAATCATATCAAACTTGTGACCTTGCAGTTGTTGAAGTACTTTATTGTTATAGGTAATATTTATAAGCTTATAAAAGTTAGATGGCAAAGTAAAATAATCATCATCTGAATCTGCTGCAGTTCCAACTATTGTGTAGTTTAATGTTTCCCTAGCAGTAAAAATGTCTATTTTATTTTGAATCTGCGCTACAGAATCACCATAACCCAAAGATTTTTTCCTTGTGTTTTGTGCAAGTATAGCACTAGAATAATCAGAGAAATAAGCCTCAAAGATTTCAAGTTGTGCTTGTTTTGCAAAAAAATCGAACTCTGATGGGGTAATGTATCCTCTGTTATCTTTATTAAGTAAAAATAAAACCGTGTTTCTTACGCTGTTTATCATAAGATATATTTTCTACAAAAATACTAAAAAAAGAGGTCACATTTCTGCAACCTCCTTAACCCAATCACGGTAATTCAAAATGAAAAATTCTACGCAAAGATAATTAAATAATTATATATACTATAAACTATTGGTTATCTTTTGTAAAACATCAAGTCCTTCGTCTGTTTTAAAGAATAGTGCTAAGGCTGAATAAACGTTTTCACCAAAAGGCGCTACGATTACTTTTTTCTTCTTATTATTAGACCAAACAACTGTTCTGTTGTCTGCTTTAATATGTAGTACACCCATCTCTACAGCACGAACCGCTATATTTCTAAGTTTTAAGTTTTCATCATCTACTAAATCCATAAATTCACCTGGGTTTGTTTTAGCCCAAATAATCATATCTCTTCGTAGTTCAGATGAAGTCATATTAGATACATTTACACCAGAGCCTTTCATTACAACTCTAGCTATAGCTTCTAATTCTTCAATTGGTAAATCTTTAGCCATGATTTGTGCATCAAGCGCAGATACCATTTCATCTACATCTTCTTTTGCATTTTTTTCTTTATCCAGCTCAAAAAATATTTTATCATAGTCTGGATGCATGAATAAAAACTTCTGAAGATTAACATTAAAATCCTCTACAATTAATTTTCCATTTTCAAAAATAATAGGCTCTAATGTAGCTACACCATCTTGCTCATCTACAAAAGGTGAGATTTGGTTTGTTGCATACCTTAAAGCTCTATTGATTGAACCATCAAAATATGTGAGAGGTTTTGATGATGTATGTTTTACAGAAATCATGTGTCTGATAGGCATTTTACCGCCTTTTAAAATGAAAACCCTTGTCTTTCTTTGAAGGTTTGGGAAAAGAGATGCATACCCTTTTTTTGTGGTTTTTGTTGACATTATATTATATTTTAATTTAATTAAAAAAAAGGGGAGAAGAAAACTCCTCCCCATTTATTATTATTGCATCAATAAGAAGTTGTTTACTCCCATTGTACATAAAGCTCTTTCTGATAAGAAATGAACTTCCATGTTATCTTTGTCGCTAGTCATAGCTCCACCTGCTGAACCAACTACCCAAGACTTATATTTTCTGTCTTCAGTAGGAGATACTCGGTATCTAACGTGTAAGAATGGTCTCTTAGCGTTTTCTCCAAGTACTTGGTCATAGATAGTTACTGTACCAGCTGGAACAAGGATTCCATCAACGCCACCGATATTACCTCTAGTAGTAGCGTCATTTAAGTATTTCCAGTCACTCTTATAGAAATCATATCCAATTCTAAATCCAGAGAAACCTAGATTAAGAGCCATATCTTCGTCATTGTCAAATAGACCATAAGAAGATGTAGAAGCTCCTGAATTGTTTTGAGCTGCAAGAACTGTGTCAATCTTGAAAGAAGTGTCTCTGTTTACAAACAGTACATTTTCTTGGATTGCTCCTTCTTTATCAAGAACTTTAGCAATGTTCTCTAAGTCAGTTCTATCTCCGATATCACCTGTAGATACATTACCATTATTTTCGATTTCATAGAACAAACCTTTAGTACCTTTGTATCCAGCTGTTGCTGCTCCTGAACCAGAAGCTGCAGGCTCGCCTTCTACCATAGACATTTCAAGATAGTCTTCAAATCGAAGTCTTGTTTCGTGCTCTGACTTCAGATACCATAAGTATCCAGAAGCACCATTTTCTGTTGCTACTTCAACCCAACCTACGTGAGCCATTTCTGAACCACTTACTTCATATTTATCTTTGATGATAATTGGGTTGTTTTCTTTAGCCTCGAAATCAGCTTCAAGAGAACCAACCATACCATTAGTTCCTTTTTTAAATTCAGAACCGTATACGAAGATTGTTACGTTGTCAGAAGCATCAAAAGGACCATTTCCATCAGTACCAGCCTGGTGAAGTAAGTCTTTAGATGCATAAGTTACAACATCTACAGCGTTAGCAGCAGAAGCGTCTGTTACTAAACATACAGCTTGAGAACCAGCTTTTGAAACAATGATTGTTTGGTTAGCTCTTAAGTTGTGACCTGTAATAGCGATAGTATTTAAATCTGTAATACTACCTGATGCTTGAATGTGTAATCTTCCTTGCTCACTCCACTTAATTAAATCAGAGCTTGAAGGAATTTCTGCGCCTACCATTCGTAAGAATGATGCAATTGACCTGTTGCCATATCTTTCAAACTCTTTTTCATACAAATCTGGAAGATATTGTTGCGCAAATGTATAGTCGCTGTTAGAGAGGTAGTTAGCATTTCCTAACGACTTCCCTGGTGCAGGTGTCAATGAGGTGCTTCCACCTATCGAACCATTTGCAAAATTAATTGATTGTGCCATTTTTTAAAATTTTTAATATTTAACGTTTTTTAATTTTCAATCCAGAACTAAAAGCAGAATCGTCATTTAAGACTCTAAATTTAGCACCTGGTTTGGAAGAATCAACGTTAGTTCGCATATCCATATTTATATTTTTTCCATCTCTAACAACATCATTGACCGCATCTGCTTTGCCTTGTTCGTAAAAAAACTTGGCGTATGCATCAGGGTTCATTGCCATTGATAGAGCTGTATGGTATTTACTAGCGTCTTTCAAAAGACCATCCTCATCAACGTGTTTGTTGATAAAGTTTCCTAAATCACTGTTTGTATCATAAACAGCTTTCTTGTCTTTTGGTTTGAACATAAGCTTCTTACCGCCTAAATTGAACTCAAAACCTTTGAATTCGTCGTTAAAAAGCTTTGATGATTTTTCTTGAAAAACATCTCGCTGACGCTTTGTAAAATCAGCTTGCTTCTTTTGTTCCTCCTGGTAATCATTATAAAAACTATAAGCTTTTTTATAATCCTCTGGTACAGTCTCGGCACTTGACTCAAGAGGAGCTTTGTATTTTTCCTTGAGATTATTAAAATACTCTTTAGCTTTAAATAATTCTTTCTTTTTTTCCAGAACCTTTCCTTTTATGTCGTTTTCATCTGCATCTTCATCATAACCAAATTTTTGGTCTATTAAATATGATACATCAGAATCATCAAGTCCAGGATTAGATTCTTTCATATAATTACGTAGTATTTCGTCATCTGATACAGCTTCTATATCTTGTTGAAGCTTAACATAATCTGATAAACCACGTTTAGTATCTTTTTTATATTCAAGATACTTTTCAACTTCTTCTGGAAGTTGTTGTTTTTCTTCAGTATTTGAAAGAACGTCTTTCAGCTTATCAACATTCATATCGAAATTATCTGTTAGATATTCGTTGATAAGTTGCTCTTTAGTGATTTTTTGTTCTGGCTGCTCTTCTTCTTCTTCTTTCTTTTCTTCTACAACCTCAACTTCTTCACTAGTTTCCTTTTCCTCAACAACTTGTTCAGTTGTCTCTTCTGCTTTTGCTTCAACTTCTTTTGTCTCTTCAGCTTTAGCAGATTCTTTTTTTTCCTTATGCTCTTTTTGAATTTCTTCTGGAGACTTACTAAGGTCTACTTTAAAGTCTACTGACTCGTCGTTATTGTTACTCATATTTAATTTAATTTAAGTTTATACAAAAATAATACAATTTACATTATGTTTTTCTGGGCCATCATTTGCTTAACGGCTTCCATTGGGTTAGCTGGGTTTGGATTTTCTTTTTCTTCCTCAAACTCCTGTGCTGGTAAATCTTTTTTTCTTTGTTCTATAAGCTTGCTTTGTTGTGAAGCTTGAATTTTTGTTCTTTCGTCTTTTCTATCTTCCTTAACTGCTTCTCTTGATTTTATAGCGCTAACTTCTGCTGATTTCACTTTACCCTCTAACTCATACTTCATTTGAAGGAGCTTCATATCTATTTCTGCTTGTTGCTGCATCCTTTGGGATTCAAGCTGTGCTTCCATCTGCATTAGTTGTGATTTTGTTTGTGCTTTCATTTGCTCTTCTTGCATTCTTGATTGAGAAGCTGCCTGCGAAGACTGTACATTAGATTGTGTTTGCAATTGCATCGCAGTTTTTTGTTTTTCCATATCAAGAACTTCTTTCCTTTGCTTTTTCACTTTCAATAAAGTGTTTGCAAGGTTTACATTGTTGATAGACCTCACATCAATAGCATCATCTAAGTCTATTGCTTTTGCTTGTAAAGATTGTTGAATGTTTTGCTCAAGCATTTGTTTTTCTTCTTCATCTGGCTCTAAATCTATATAAATACCAAAATCGTGTAAGTGAAGTTCTAAAATATCCTGCACAATTGTAAGGTTGTTTTTACCTATCATTCTAGCAAAGCTTTCTGCAAATGTTGAATATTGAAGAATATCTGATATTCTACATGACAGCGCCTCACAAAGACGTCTTGTTAAGAATATACCAGATTGGATTATATGTCTCGTAGCAGTGTTACTATTCAGGGCAGCTAATTTTTGTATTCCAACCAATGAATACTTATCAGGCTGACTTCCATCTCTAGCTTCATTTATGCCTGTTACAGCTCTAATCATATTAAGTTGATAATTGTACATATTTATTAAGCTGCTAATTTTAGCATTTGAACCAGAGCTTGTTAACTCTTGTATTGGTATTCTAGCGTTATTAAACTCTCCATCTTCCGTGTAACTTCTACCTACAACACTACCAGTTTGGAAGTACATTGATAAAGCTTCAGACGGATTATATGACGCACCATTACCTAAATCAACACTATTAAGACCGTCTGCATCAATAAAAACACCATCTGGTATCATTTTTTGAACTACTTGTTGTAGCTTCAAGTGTACCAACTGTATTTGGTCAGCAAAAGGTATCATTCTTTTAACTAAAGAATCAATCTTACCTTTTGACATTTTAATAGCATTTACAATATATGGTGGTATAGTTTTTTGAAAAGAAGATTTTGGTCTAACCATGTTTTGCATCAACTCCCACTTTAGAATCGTATTTGTTCCTAAAACCATAACTCCTTCATACCAAACATCTATTCTTCTAGAAACTCTTTTGAATCTTGCTTTTTCTGATTGAGGAGGGTTGAAAGAATCATCTTTTCTTAATGCTTTTTCTGCTCCGTTTGTAGTTTCTTTTATTTTATAAACTACTTCTGAATCTGTTTTGTAACAGAAATACAGTAAAGAAACATTGGATTTATCTAATCCACTTTGTGCCTGTAAATTAATTGTGCTTTTATAGCCATCATATCTTGATGCTGTTTTTGCAATAGATTCCAACTCTTCTTGTGTAAGAGCAGGATTAATTTTTTTTAATTCTGTTACATGTACGGATTTAACTTCTCCAAAATAATAACAGTCTCCAAAGTTTGGGTCTTGAGTTGGAGAGTATACAAAATTTACAGGGTCTACATACTCCACTCTAACACCATCATGAACATCAAAAGAATGCTTGACAACTGACATACCTAAAACAACATTGTCTTCGTCAACACGTCTTTTTATTTCATCATATCTATTGTGCTCTAACAGTGTTTGTAAAGCAACTTCTTGAGCAACCTCCACTCCTTGCTTATACCTTAACTTCATATAAAGGTCAAGCTCTTCATTTGTTTGAGGTAGTTGACTCTCATCAAAATTAAAAGCATCGACTCCTGTGTTTTCTTTAATAATTTTCAATGGCTCATATGCTATCATATCTGCTTCCATCTCTCTTCTAAAAAGAGCTCTGTCTTCACTTGATAACTCGTCTATAGCCTCAACATTTATATCAAACATTCTGTTTGATATTCCATTAACAACAATGTCAACAAATTTGGGTATAATTGGAACAGGTGTCCAATCTAAATTCAAATAAGATAAATCACCATTAACCGATAATTCATTTTTGTATTTTTCTATAGGCTGTTCACCACGCGCATATAATCTTCTAGATAAGAACTCTGACCTTATCTCTCCGTATAAGGAACTTCCATAATCTCTAGAAAACCACTCTGATTCTATCGCCCTTCCAACTCTTAATCCATATTCCATCGAAGATTTTTCTTCGTCTGGTGAAAATTGGTTAGGGAAACCTGCGTATGAGCCTAACTTAGGTTTATTTATCATAATTATTTAATAATTT